CATTCTGGTTCATTTACAGCTGATGCCTATTCAACCGCTACAAAATATGCTGGCATGGCTAACGGATATATCTATGAAACTGCGGATGGCAAGGTTGGATTTGCTAATGAGTCTCGCAGAACTATCGCTGTCGCAGCTACTGGATACATGGCGATCCCAGAGAACTACATCCTATGGCGATCAGTATCCTCGGCTAAAGGCCTACAGGACATCCTAAACTCTATTTCATTGACTTATGGATCTGGAACTAAGACATCCAGCGATGCAGCCTCCATAGCCTCTTACGGCCTTCTAGGGGCATCTATCCAGACTGAGTTACATCACGCAGCTGAGGCACAAGAACTCGCTGACAAGTATGTCGCGCTAAGGCGTGTACCTAGATTAAACATGAGTTCATTTACAGTTCAATTAGATTCACCTAATGTCTCATCTGGCGATCTTGATACATTCCTGCAGATGACTATGGGTAAAGCAATCTCGATCTCAGGCTTACCGATTCCCCTAGTTCCAACCAATTACTACGGATTCGTAGAGGGCTGGAACTTACAAGTATCAAGGACTCAGGCAGTGATCTCATTGACCACAAGCGAGTCTAGTTATTCAATCCAGCCTACACGCTGGCAAGATGTCTCAGCTGCGCTTGATTGGAATAGCGTGGGGGCTACGGTACAATGGGCTACATACGACTAGGAGCATGAATGGCAACTACAACTAATTTCAGCTGGAGCACTCCAGATGACACAGCACTGGTCAAAAACGGAGCATCCGCGATCCGTACCCTTGGCTCATCTGCTGACTCTACTGTTCAAGACCAAGTCATCGCGGCATTGATGGGAGCCTACTAATGGCAAATACAGCTAAAGCACTCTTTCGTGGAGCAGCTACTACAACTACTTCTACGACCCTTTACACAGTGCCAGCGAGCACTACAGCAATCGTTACTAACATCGCTGTAACTAATACCGGATCATCCGCTTACACATTTACTCTCAGCCTTGATACTGTCGATATTCATACAGCAACATCAATCGCTGCTAATACCACTGTCTATATTGATTGCAAGCAAGTTCTAGCAACAACAAAGACTATTAAAGGTGGAGCATCTAATATCGCTGTGAACTTCCACATCTCAGGGATGGAGATTGCTTAATGGCTATTTCATCTTATCCACCAGTTACACCTAAAAGAACTGTAGTTACTTTAACTAGCGGTACTTCATGGACTGTTCCAACTGGAGTTACTTCTGTCAATGTCACGCTAGTCGGTGGCGGAGGCGGTGGCGGTGGCGGTGCAACATCTTATGTCGATTATGGAAGTAATGGATTACCTGGACAATCAATAGCTTCTAATGTTGCAACAACTCCAGGTGCATCTATTGCTTATGCTATCGGAGCAGGTGGAACCGCAGGAACATCGTCCGTTTCTACTTCTGCTGGAACAGGTGGAACAACAACATTTACAGGAGCGACTTCTGCTAGTGGTGGTGCTGGTGGTTGGGCTCCTGGCTACAACAAAACTGGTTTAACTGGTGTGACTGGAACAACAGCTGGAAACTATGCATCTGGTGGCAGTGGCGCGAATAATGGTGGTGTCGGTGGAGCAGGTTTAATTGAAATAGAATACTGGGTTTAATATGTGGGCAATCATTGAAGATAATGTAGTCGTAAACATCGTAGTAGATGTTGATGCTAAGGACTTGAAGAAGAATCCTAACAAATACATCAACTATGAAAATGGCTGGGATTACACCAACGGCATAGACGGAGGGGCATTCTTCCCACATGAAGCCACGCCTGAGTAAATCCGCTATTCAGCTGAGAGAACAGATCGATGACTGTTTCGCAGATAGAGATAGAACTTCCGATGGTTGGATCGGTGATTCAAAACACTCTGCTCGCAAGTCTGATCACAATCCAGATGATCTCGGATGGGTACGCGCCATCGACATTGATGCTAACCTCGACAAGTCAAAATCCACATCAGTTTACCTTGCGGATCAAATACGAGAATATGCGAAGTCCAGTGGACGGATCACTTATGTTATCCACATGGGTAAAATCTGTTCAAGAAAGTCATTCTGGCGTTGGGTTAAATACACTGGAATCAATGCCCACACCCATCACATCCATGTCTCGTTTGCAAAGACTGCGGATCAAGATTCATCATTTTTTAATATCCCTATGGTAGGAGGCACAAATGGCTAGAGTAACTATCAGCTCTAATAATCTCTTCCCCGGGCCAAAGGGTGAGAAGGGTGAGCCAGGCCCAGCAGGAGGCCCAGCAGGGCCAGCAGGGCCAGCAGGGCCACAAGGCCCACAAGGCGAAACTGGCCCACAAGGTTTACAGGGTATTCAAGGGCCACCCGGTGCACAAGGCGCAACTGGCCCAATAGGATCAACTGGCTTAAAAGGCGATAAGGGCGATACTGGATCTGCTGGCCCTAAAGGCGATACTGGTGCTACTGGTGATACAGGAGCGACTGGAGCCACAGGTGCAACAGGTGCTAAAGGCGATACTGGCGATCAGGGCATACAAGGTATTCAAGGTATCCAAGGTATCAAGGGTGACACTGGCGATACAGGTGCTACTGGCGCAGCTGGTACTAACGGAACCAATGGCACTAATGGAACAAATGGAACTAACGGTCAGGGCGTACCAGTAGGCGGTACTGCTAATCAAGTCTTAGCAAAAATTGATAGCACAGATTACAACACCCAATGGGTCGCGCAATCAGGTGGGGCAACGAATCCGCTTCTTGGCCTTGGTTATGTGAGTGGTCGGTTTTATGGGCCATTCTCTACTGGAACCGGAACAGTTACCATAGGAACAAATATAACATTTTATATTCCATTTTTCGTATCTGAAAGTGCTGACTTTGACAGAATATCAATTAGAACAGGTACGAGTTTCTCGGGAACTGGAGTCGTAAGATTAGCCATTTACAATAATGCAAACTCAATGCCGAACACAGTCGTTTTGGATGCTGGCACAGTTAGCACAACTGCTGCAAATACAGTTTATCAAATTACAATAAGTCAAACATTAACAAGCGGCTGGTACTGGTTAGCATCAAACAGTCAAACAGCAGCAACCACTAATTCTTACGCAACCCTTGGCACTAACACTATTAACCTTCCAACTCTAATGGGTCAAGGCACTTGGGGAAGTAACGCGCCATTTGCAAGTCAGTCGGTGAATGTGTCAAGTGGTTTTGCGACCGCTATAGCTTCTCTAAGCACTAGCAATAGTCCTTTAGTCCAGTTAAGGAAAACATAATGAGAATAGTGACTTATGGTTTAGGCGGTTACGACCCATCAAAGCCTAATAACAACATAGTCGAGATTATCGATACACCAGAGGAGATCACAGAATGAACATCAAAAACCCTTACTTCCTAACAGCAGGAGCATTCTTAGCAGCATGGGCAGCGAGTAACTTCGCAGCTGACTATCGCTCGATTCTCTGGGCTGTGCTAGCTGGAGTGTTTGGATATGCGACACCCAAGCGATGACACAGGGCGAGTTCTTTCAGCTCTATATTGCCACGCTTGTGACACTAGGTGGATTGGCTGGTTATGTGATCACACACTTACTGAGCGAGATCAAGCGACTCAACACACGAGTCGATGAGATTTACAACATACTTTTAGACCGCTAAAATAATCCTATGGCTGCTCGCAAAGCAAAGGCATTAGAGGATCAAGGCTACACAGCCCTAGAAGCGCATGCCATAGCTCTTAACGAGTATTACAAGGCTTTGCGTAAGGCTGGCTTTGCTGTGGATATATGCCTGTCACTAATAATGGATCCATACTCATACCCTGAGTGGATTCTCCCTAAGCGAGTCAATGATAACCCCAGTGGAATACCGGGTTATTATCCTGATGATGACGAGGACTAATGAAAAGAACCATCGTAATACCAGACCTACAAGTCCCATATCACGATGAAGTAGCAGTAAAGAATGTTGCGAGTTTTATTAAAGCATTTCGCCCTGATGCTGTCGTTACTCTCGGAGATGAAATCGACCTCCCACAGATCAGCAGATGGACAGAAAACAAGCCAGGATGGTACGAGCAAACACTAGCCAGTGATAGAGATATGGCAGTCGATGTGCTATGGGAACTAACCCAGCATGTCAAAGAAGCTGCGATGATTAGATCGAATCACACAGATCGTCTTTACAATGTGATTATGAATAAGATACCGGCATTCTTATCACTACCAGAGTTAAAGTTCGAAAAGTTTATGAAGCTAGATGAACTTGGTATCTCATATCATAAGAAGCCATATCCTATTGCTAAAGGTTATGTGGCAGTGCATGGTGATGAACAGGCTATTAAGCCTCAGCCAGGCATGACAGCCCTAGAGGCAGCCCGTAGGCATGGGCTAAGCGTTATCTGTGGACACACTCATAGAGCAGGGCAGTCGGCCTTTACAGAGGCTTCTGGGGGCAAATTAGGGCGTATCCTGAGAGGCTTTGAAGGTGGACATCTCATGGACATACGCAAAGCCCATTACACCAAGGGCACAATGAACTGGCAACAGGCATTCTTGATCGTTGAAGAGGATGCTAAGGGCGTTCAAGTATCGACAATCCACATCGAAAAGGATGGGACATTCGCTTATGGCGGTCGCAGGTATGGACGATCTCGATAATCCGCTCAAGCGTGACATCGATGATGCTATGGATGATGGAGAATCGTTACCATTTCGTTACCAAAAGGTGCTTGATTAGTCCTAGGTAGCATGTAGATTGCGCCTTATCAGTGAAACTCACTGATGGAAAGGGCAAAATGAACTTAGATTTATATTACAGCCTGGTAGGGCTGGCATTCCTAGCAGTAGGAGTTTTAGCTGGTTATGCTCATGGTCATAAGCAAGGCAAAGAAGAAGGTTATCAACTCGGCCGATCGGTCGCTCGACACACATTCTGGTCAGAGTGAAGCCCGGTGAAATCCTCGATGAAGCCAAGCAACTTCTCGTCGAACGAGGTAGTGAATACGGCGATTCAACTCTCAATCACATTCAGATCGCAAGACTCTGGAGCGTGTACCTTGACAAGAACATCGAGCCTCACGAAGTCGCAATCTGTCTCATCCTCACCAAGATCTCGCGCATTAAAACTACAGCAAACCACCCAGACAGTTACAAAGACATCTGTAGCTACTCTGCAATCGCTGGCTCTATTACATCAACTGATTGGAATGACCTTGACAGTTACTAAGGCCAAGCCTGGTCAATGGTGTGACTATTGCAAGATGCGATGGGGACAAGATCACCCAAATGGAAAAGGTAAGACACTAGCTGTATGGACTGTGATAAGTCAGCACGCTAAGTCTAAGGGTATCAACCGACATTACTGCCAGCCTTGTGCTGTCTGGGTGTCGATCTGGCCTGATGGCACACATTGGCCTTTGACTGAGCAAGCCGAATTCCTAGTCAAGCAAGAGGAGATCGATCATGTTTGATGGTTTTGATTTAATGGATTTTGCGTTGGCATTTGTGTTTATTGCTTTAGGTTTTGCATTGATAACAGCAACAATTCTTCTCACTTTAATTACCTTAGGAGTAGTTCATGGCGTTTAATTTAGCTGATTATGAAACAGTGGAGAGCCGACTGGAAAAGTTTTGGAAGGAGTTTCCCGATGGACGGGTATCAACTGAATTGGAAGTTTGTGAAGCTGATAGATATGTTGTTAAGGCCTATCTCTTCCGCACTTATATCGATCAAGTCGCATTCTCGACTGGCCTTGCTACAGAGAAGGATTCTGATCGCGGTGTTAATGCCACTAGTGCGCTGGAAAACTGCGAGACTAGCGCGATCGGCAGAGCACTTGCTAATGGAGGTTTCGCAGCTAAAGGCAAGAGACCAAGCCGAGAAGAAATGGCAAAGGTCGAGAAGCCTATTATCAAACAGAAGTTCCCAGAACCAGTAGCAGATGCTTGGACTATCGCTGATCCTAAAGATGATCAAAGCGTAATACCGGTAACAGGTGCACCAACACTTAACTCAGCGATGAACTTACTAGCTGATGAACTCAATGCTAAAGAAGTACCACAACCACCTAGATGCCAGCATGATGTCATGATTCATAAGACAGGCATATCATCAAAGTCCGGTAAGCCTTATCAAGGCTATACATGTCCATCTAAGAATCGGGCAGAACAATGCCCACCAATCTGGTTATAACATGGCTTCCCAGCATCGTAAGCATCGTGGTTACCGCACTCAGAAATGCGTCGGTGAGTACCTTAAAAAGTGGTTTCCATATGCTGAAAGTGCTGGGGCAGGTAGGCAAGGTAGCGATATAACTGGTGTCCCGTTCGACATCGAGGTTAAAGCGCGGAGTGCCTTTCAGCCGAAGGAGTGGCTGGATCAGACACGAAAGCGGGCAGATGGGAAGCTGTCTATAGTCGTTATGAGATTCAACGGACAGGGTGAAGATGCTGGGGAGTACGGAGCCATGCTTCGATTCTCTGACCTGATCCAGCTACTCAATAAAGTCGATTACTCAGAATGGTTTCAAGAGCCATCACGCTGTCAAGGTTGTGGTACATGGCTAATCAATGATGAATACTGCACTAAATGTAAGGATCACAATGCCTCGTTATGATTATGAATGCATAATATGCGGACAAACACAAGAGTTAGAACACTCAATTAGCGCAGCTAGTAACCCGGTGCTGCATTGTTCAACTCCCATGATAAGGGTATTTCAAGCAACTCCAGCGATCTTCAAAGGCACTGGATGGGGAAAGGATAAGTAATGCCATTTGACTATAAATTAAAGTCTGATTCAACAGCTCATTTCACATGCTGTAATGAGATTCAGTTCGAATACATGTGTGCATATTGCTATGAGGCTATGGGATGTCAGTTCTGCTCATTCGATATGAATATTAGACATGATTGCCAACAGGATTAGACACGCCCAAGATCATGCGTAAAACATCAATGGATTTGACAAGGCTGGTACGCTATAAATCGCTAGCGAGCGCGTGTGCGCGGTTGCTCGCGACCGCGATGTTAGCTGTCGGGGGAGTTCTATTCATAAATGAATCACCTTCTACGGAGGCTGCTAAAGCAGCTGTAGTAGAAGAGTTTAATATTAAGACTTATATAAAGAACCAGTTATCATTTAATAACTACCAATGCTTAGATACTCTTGCTACTAAAGAGAGTAATTGGAACTTCGATGCAGTTAATGGCTCACATCATGGTTTCATGCAGGGTAGGTCTAAGTGGTTGGCTACAGCTACACCACTACAACAGTATGATTGGACACATAGATATGTAGCACATAGATATGGCATGATAGGTGATGAGCCTAACTATTGTGCTGCATTAGATCATTGGAAGAGTAAGGGTTGGCATTGATGAGACCTTGGTCTAAAGAAGAAACTCAATATTTAATAGAAAATAGATTATTAGGTTCGAAAGAGCTTAGTGAAGTTTTAAATCGAACACAAACGTCTATAATACAAAAAGCCTTCAAATTAAAAATCTATTTACATGAATCTGTTGAACCTAAAAAAGATAACATTAGAAAAGAAACACCTAGAAAGACATGTCCTTGTGGTAAACCAGCAGCTTCTAAAGGATATGACATAAGAGGTTATAAGGTGTGGAACAATAAATGCGAATCATGCAGATACCACGCATATAGAAAATATAAGAAAGATCATTGTGAATCATGTGGGTTTGTAGCTATACACTCATCACAGTTAGATATAGATCACATAGATGGAGTTCATAGTAACAATAATGAGAGCAACCTACAGACGCTATGTGCCAATTGCCACAGGCTAAAGACTCATTTAAATAAAGACTACATGCGCAAGCAGGTGACATGAATGGCTAGTGCATTAACAGGTAAGGGTGGAACATCTAAGTGGCGTAAGATAAGAGCGCGTATACTTAGAAGAGATCAGAACACTTGTCAAAGATGTGGGTTAGAAGGTGATACAGTCGATCACATCATCCCACGCAAGCTTGGTGGTGGTGATGAGGATAGTAACCTTCAATGCTTATGCAGGACATGCAACTACAGCAAGGGGGGTAGGCTTTTTGACAGTCCAAAGATACCCATGACCCTCCTTGGTTCTTATATCCCTAAAAACGACCATATAAGCCACTATCAGGATGAATAGGTCATAAGATGTCTAAGAAGGCTGTAACAGGCTCAGAAGGGCCTCAGAAGGCTTACCGTGGTGTAATAGAACCTCGTATATGGACTAGAAGCCCAGATTTACCCTCTTTAGGCATTGATTTCATCGAATTTTGCGAGTCAATCGGGTTTAACTTGCTACCTTGGCAGCAGTTCTTGGCCCATGAAATCTGCAAAGTCACCGAGGATGGCAAGTGGTATTTCAAAGAAGTGGGCGTGATTATCAGCCGTCAGAATGGCAAATCTACCTTTATGCAGCTGATGATTCTATGGAGAATGTACGCTTTAGAGCAGAAATTACAGGTACACACAGCTCACAAATTAACTACATCATCTGAAATCTTTTGGAAGATCGATGACACGATCCAATCCTTTGCTCACCTGGTCGATCGCTTCGGAAAGAAGTATGAATCCAAGGGATCTCAGGAGATTAAGTTAAATACCGGAGAGCGTTACCTAGTCCGAGCCAATAACTCAGCCTCTCGCGGTATCGCAGCACCCGATACTGTTTACATGGATGAAGTTCGAGAGTTTCACGATGATGAAGTCTGGTCATCGCTTCGATATACCCAGATGGCTACTCCTAATCCTCAGACTTTAATTTTTAGTAACGCTGGCGATCAGCATTCGATAATCCTAAATAGATTAAGAGATCGTGGAGTCGCAGCAGCTGGTGGAGCAGACGATCGGATCGGCTGGTTCGAGTGGAGTGCTGAGCCAGGGTGCAAGATCGATGATCGAGATGCCTGGGCGCAAGCCAATCCGTCACTCGGACACACAATCTCGATCGAGAACTTAGAAGCTGCCATGATGGATGATGAATCGATCGTCCGTACTGAACTCTTATGCCAATGGGTCTCGCAGATCAATCCAGCGATCAGTCCAACATCATGGGCATCATGTGCCAAGCCTAAACTCAAACTTGACAAGGAGAAGCAGACATGGATGGCGATCGATCTAAGTCCAGATCGCCGAGCAGGTGCGCTGATCGCAGCTCAAAGACTTGAAGATAATAAATTCATTGCGGTCTTACTTGAAACCTTTGAAAATCCTGTAAACCTAGATGACAAGCAGTTAGCCAACTCAGTAGCCGACTGGTTTCGCAAATATCCTGTCGAGACTGTGGCTTATTCTCGTCAAACTTCTGGCGCGGTCGCTGCTCGACTGGCTCCAGCAGGAATCAACACGACTCCGATCGATGGCGCGGTCTATGGCCAAGCCTGTGATGAAATGCTATCGGCAATTACCAGCCAGAGACTCATTCATGGCAATCAGGATGAACTAACCAAGCAAGTTCTCTCAGCTGTCAAGTTACCGTTTCGAGATGGTGGCTGGTATCTGGGCCGTAAGGTTTCCAACTCGACAATCTGCGCTGCCGTTGCCTTGGCTATGGTGAGCCACTTCGCCACGGCTCCAGATGCTGAGATGGATATCATGGTAGGTTGACATTATGCTACAATATGTCTAATGGGACTATTCGATCGTTTCGTCAAAGCTCCTTCTGTTGAAATTTCAAATACAGATGTCGCAGCTTCACTTCAGCCATTTAATCTTTCGACTTCTGTCTATGGTTTGCTTAATGCACCTGTCACAGTAGATCGAGCATCCGCGATGAGCGTTCCAGCAGTAGCAAGAGCGCGTAACATTATCTGCGGAACTATTGGATCACTTCCTTTAGAGCAATACAACAAAATTACCGGAGCTCACATCGATCCACTGAGAGTAATCAATCAACCTGATCCACGAGTCTCCGGTTTTGTCGTTTACAACTGGTTAGCAGAGGACATCTGGCTTTATGGCGTTGGCTTTGGATTAGTTCTTGATGCTTATGCAGAAGATGGTCGCACAAGATCATGGACTCGCATCGATCCTCGTCGCGTTCAAGCAAAATATAACTTAGCGATGAATGAGATCGATGGTTATGAAGTCGATGGAAAGTTAGCACCTCTTCGCGGTGTCGGTTCTATCATTCGCTTTGATGGATACGATGAAGGATTCTTAAATCGCGCAGGTCGCACAATTACAGCTGCTATTGAACTTGAGAAGGCTGCACTCTCTTATGCTAAAGAGCCAGTACCATCAATGGTTCTTAAATCTAACGGAACTAATTTAACTGCTGAGCGAATCGCAAAACTTCTTGAAGCATGGCGCAATTCTCGCGCTACTCGATCAACTGCATTCTTAAATGCTGATGTTGAAATGCAATCAGTCGGCTTTGATCCTAAGAGTTTGCAACTGGTGGAAGGGCGTTCATATGTCGCGCTTGAAATATCTCGCGCAGCGGGCATTCCTGCGTATTTTATCTCTGCTGAGAATACTTCGATGACTTATTCTAACGCTACATCCGAGCGCAGATCATTGGTGGACTTCTCACTTCGTCCAATCCTCGCAAGCATTGAACAGCGTTTATCTTTACCGGACATCTGCCCTAGCACATCTCAAATTCGATTTGATCTGGACGATTTCTTACGCGGTAACGCATTAGAGCGCGCTCAGGTTTATCAAATACTAAACACAATCGGCGCGATGAGCGTTGAACAAATCCAAGAGGAAGAGGACTTGATTCGATGAAGATCGACATGCCAGTCA